CCGACGAATTGCAAGGTAGGTACAAAAGATTTATTGCTCGACTAAACTATGTGAATTCTATGGTATCTTGGCATAGAATAATTTATAATCTGCATGAACTTCTGCGTAACAAGGGTATCAAACATTTCTTTTTTAACTGCAATTCTCACTTTAGATTTATTGATAATCGGGCTCGATGGAATAACTGCTATCTAGATCCTTACAATCCGGACCGTACTATGGATAGAATCTTGCGAAAACATAAATTTTCTACAGTCAATCCAGACAGCTGGCATTTTGGTGCCGATGCCCATTGCTTTTGGTCTGATTTTGTGCTACACTACCTGAACACTAACAATCTTATACCAAAATGAACTACGTCCTTATTGATACCGCTAACATGTTTTTCCGCGCCAGACATGTAGCCTTTAGAGCAGCTAGTCTAGATGAAAAAGTCGGTTACGCACTACACATCACTCTGGCTGCTATTAACAAAGTTGCACGTAGGTTTCAAGCGGATCATGTGGTTTTCGCACTAGAAGGACGCAGCTGGCGCAAAGACTACTATGAGCCTTATAAGAAAAATCGTGCTGTAGCTCGTGCTGCATTAACTGAAGCAGAACAGGAAGAAGATCGCGTGTTCTGGGAAACTTATGATCAGTTTACAAAGTTCTTAGCCGACAGTACTAACTGTTCGGTTATACGCAATGAGAACGCCGAAGCTGACGACATCATTGCACGTTGGATTGATCTGCATCCAGCGGACCATCACACTATTGTCAGCAGCGACACTGACTTTGTACAACTGCTGGCCGAAAACGTAACACAATATAACGGCATTACCGATGAGCTAATAACCATAGAAGGCTACTTTGATGCCAAAGGTAAACCGGTAACAGATAAGAAAACTAAAGAGCCTAAACGTGTTCCCGATCCGCAATGGCTACTATTTGAAAAATGCATGCGTGGTGATCCTACTGACAATGTGTTTAGTGCCTATCCAGGTGTTCGTGTCAAAGGCACAAAGAATAAAGTAGGCCTGATCGAAGCTTATGAGGATCGCAACAGTCGTGGGTATGCATGGAATAATCTGATGTTACAACGCTGGACCGATCACAATGGTGTCGAACACAAAGTACTGGATGATTACACTAGAAACCGACAGTTGATTGATCTACGTGCGCAACCAGATGAAGTAAAACAGGCAGTGGATCAATCTATACAGCAACAGATATCGCATAAAGATATCGGCCAAGTTGGCATCAGATTCATGCGTTTCTGTGGCAAGCACGATTTAGTAAAAATCAGCGATCAGGCTGAGCAGTACAGCCAATGGCTGAATAGCAATTATAAAGGAGTGTTAGATGGTATTAGCTAAAAGTGTAGTGAAAAATAAGTTTTGGATACTAAGGTCCGATGATGATAAAGTCGGCACAGTAGAAGCAGAAGGTAAAGGATTCAAGGTCAATATTAACGGTACTGTAAATACTTTTAGAACACTAAAATCTGCTAAAGAAAAAATCGGCATTGACTTTGAAGCAGCACCTACAGTTAAAACAAAGACTCCACAGAATCATGTCAATGGCTATGTCACCGATGGCAAAGCATATAATCCGGTAATTGATGTTCGTAGGAAGATCCCATTGTTTACTAGACAGAATTCCAGTAAGAGTTGGTATGCTGCCGGTTGGTATATGATTAATCAAGCAGGGCATTGGCAACCAATGTTGTGCCCAAAAAAGATTATACTAGATCGTTATCCTTATATGGGACCGTTTCACACTAAGGAACAAGCACGTGAGTCTACACATAGTTAAGTTTATAGACCGCATCAGATCAACTGACAACAAAGGTCGTAAAGATTTCCTAATGACCATGCAGGAAGCTAAAGATCTGCATGCTGATATTACCAAATTGTTACTAGCGTTGGAAGAACTTCGCCGAGAACCCGTTAAATCCGAAGAGGAAACCATACAAGTACAAATTACGGGTGGAAATTTTTAGCATTTTCGGCACTAAATAATAGTGGACTATTATTTAGGAGAACTAGTTTGTCCAGACCAAAACCATTAGTACTGTTGGAAAAAACCAACAAAAAGAATTATAAGACTGAACAGGTGTTAGCCGCAGAGGGCATCTGGGCAGTATTCTATGACGGCTCTCCTATTAACCTAAAGACCAGCAATCTTCTAGTGCAATACCCGGGACCTAAGTATAAGAAAGTCAGCTTCAGTAACAGCGGCCATGCTATTAATCTTGCTAAAAAGTTAAACAGCTATTTTCAAACTGACAAATTTTCCGTGGTACTATTAAGACAAGGCGAAACCATTTACCCAAATGCCATCTCGCAAACTCGAAATAGTCCAGCGCCTACTACCCCTAGTCCCTGATCCTTTCAGAGAAACTGAGGATCAGGCCATGCGGACCTGGTGGGTAAATCTTCGCACTTCAGGTGGTCTTAGGTTAACTGATCACGGTTATCACATTTTACAAAATGTACTCGCCTTAGAAAATTGGCACATTGATTACGACCGTAACCGAACCATCACCAAACAGATTGTACTGCAACTAAACCGCAAATTGGAATGGCCCTACTATATTGCCATCAAACCAAGGCGTTTGGTATTTTTCAGCAGCCGCGAAGCCATGATGGCCACCCTGTACGGCGACATCCAAAACTGGTTAGCAAATATGTAATATTGCTTTATAGTAACCAATAGGTTGACTGGATATTAACGACATATTATACTAGAGGTACTGTAACCACTGTAAGGAGCGGCCATGTCAGATGTTAACATTCAGCAAATTAACAGTCAAATAATGTTTGGTTCGTTTACAAATGAGCAACTAAACAGTATCGCAGATGCTATCCGCTTCCGTAGATCACAAATTACAAAAGAAGCAAGACGCAGTATTACGCTAGGTGATGTCGTTAAATTTACACATCCTCGGACTGGACGCACCCATCAGGGTTCTGTTGTTAAAATCAAAATAAAAAATGTTCAAGTAAAAGAAGGACTTACAACCTGGAATGTGCCTGCAAATATGTTAACTGTTGCTGAATAAGCAACAGTTTTTTTTTGGTTGACCGAATATTCGCCAAATCGTATAATATTGGTATAGTAACTAATAAGGAGCATACCAAATGAGCAAGCTTACAGAATACACATTCGAAATCTACAAAAAAGACAATCGTATCAAGCGCGACGAGCGTTACGGTCGTAACAAAAAGGGTCTGCGTTTTGTAGAAGTCAAGGACTTTGCGCCAGTAACCCGTGATTACATCGAAACACTGGCCGACGACTTCCGCAAGGAAGGCCTGGTTGTGTATGTTTACGAAACTTTTGTAACTCGCAAGAACATGATGTCTGGTAAAGAGTATCTGGAGCGTTACGATACTCCTTACTATTGCAGCCCGTCTAGCGAAACTTTTTGGAGCGCCTAAAATGAGCAAGGTCTGTGAAAACTTTGAATTGAAACTAGTTGAGTGGGCTGAGGCTCTTAGGGAATATGATCAAGCCTACGCTGTATTCAATACAGAGTGGCCCAAGAGCCGGGAGAAACAGGTAATGGGACGGCTAACTGCTGCGGCTAAGCGACTGGATAAATTGCGTGGTCCTATGCATACCGCCTTGGATCGTTTGGCATTAAACATCGTTTAATTGGAGAGTATAATATGGACTTTACACAAGATCAAGTCAACGCCATTGTGCGTGAAGCCCGTGATGCTGCCTGGGCAGCTTCGGATAAATTTTTCCGTGAGCGGCTGGGCGGTGTAGACCAGTATGCCTGTGGCTTTGCATGGACCAGCATTTTCAAGGTCAAAGGCAATACCCGACTAGGCCGTATGCTCAAGGCCGCAGGTGTGCGCCAAGACTACACCAAGACTTTCCAACTATGGAACCCGGCAGGCTATCCGGCGCAGAACGTTGATACGCTGGAAGAAGGTGCTAGGGCAGCGGCTCTTGTGTTCCGCAAGTACGGTTTTGATGCATACGCTGGCAGTCGTTTAGACTAAGTTAATAAAAAACTAACATCTATGTTGCTTAATTAATAAGAGTTTATTTTGGTAGACCAAAAATTACCATTTTGTTATAATACAAGTATAGTAATTAACAAGGAGCCCAAAATGAAGCTGCTAATCACTACCCAAGTTTACGAAAACTACGCCTGGAACGAAGACGGTTCCATTGGTAAGGGCGAT